GATCCTGTAAGATGCCCTGAAGCATTAGAAGAGGACTGGTGGTATAGCGAACCAGACAGCGGACCGTGGTATTGTCACTACGACCCTGATGAGTAATTATGTTAGAAATAATTTTTAAGCACTGGAAAACCGGAGAAGAGCTTACTGTATTCGGAAAAATAATAGATACTTATAATAATCCCGAGTCTGATAGGTTGGTTATTCAAGATGAAAACGGCTATTTTCAAGACATCATTAAATCTACTATTGTGGAGATAAACGAGTGTACCTAGGCTTATTTGGACTATTAGCTATTATGATGCTCCCAATGGTTGCTGGGGGCATAACTTTTTATTATAGTATAAAGGCAACAGACAATGAAGAAAAGAAACTACACTAAGGAAGATGTGCGCGCTCTGCAGGGTACTTTTCCTATTGAGCATACAATAGCGAAACGAATGAGTAATAAACTTCGTTCGCTACTCGCACGAAATGAATATATTCACACATTTGGAGCGTATAATGGCCAACAAGCGGTTCAGCATATCAAAGCAGGACTTCAAGCTATATATCTATCAGGATGGCAAGTCGCAGCTGCGAATAATTCACAAAATGAAACCTATCCTGATCAAAGCCTATACGCAGTTGATTCAGTGCCTAATGTTGTTCGTTCGATTAACAATGCTTTTCGCAGACAAGACCAGCTTGGCTATGAGGCGACTGGACGCGGCTTTGAGTTCGCACCTATCATCGCAGATGCAGAAGCTGGGTTTGGAGGAGTCCTAAACAGTTATGAACTCGCAAGAAATCTTATTGAAGCCGGTGCGGCTGGGGTCCATTTTGAAGACCAGTTGGCAAGTGCTAAAAAATGCGGACACTTGGGAGGAAAGGTTCTTATACCTACTAGTGATGCTATCCGTAACCTTAACGCCGCTCGTCTTGCTAGCGACGTTGCTGGCGTGGATACTGTCATAATTGCAAGGACAGATGCAGAAAGTGCAAAACTGATTTCCAGTGACTATGACCCCCTGGATCGTAAATGGATACGAGGAGATAGAACGCGTGATGGATTTTACAAAATTAATGGCGGCTTGGATATGGGTTGTGAGCGGGGCCAAGCATATGCTGAATACGCTGATCTGGTTTGGTGCGAGACTAGCAAGCCTTGTCTAAAAGAAGCTAAGTATTTTGCTGATGCAGTAAAAGGAGCAGTGCCCGATGCAATGCTGGCGTATAACTGCTCTCCAAGTTTTAACTGGAAGAAGGCAATTCCTTCAGAACAAGAGCTGGCTGACTTCCAGTGGGAGCTTGGCAGGCTTGGATATAAGTTCCAGTTTATTACATTAGCTGGATTCCATGCTACTAACTTTGCAGTCTTTGACTTCGCCAGACAATACAAGGCAGAAGGAATGGCTGCCTACAGCAGATTGCAGCAAAGAGAGTTTGCAGCAGAGTATGATGGTTATACTTCCGCAAAACACCAAACAGACGTAGGTGTAGGGTACTTCGATAGAATTACTACTATGCTAGGCAGTGAGACTGCTGCAATGGCAGACTCCACAGAAACGGAGCAGTTTTAATGAAGGATAATTTATATAAGCATGACCCTGTAAATAGTCCTTTACATTATAAGCGAGAGGGTATAGAATGTATAGATGCGATGAAACAAACAACATCGGCAGAAGGATTCGCTGAGTATTGTCGCCTAAACGCATTCAAATATATTTGGAGAGCGAACAACAAGGACAATAAAACGCAAGATACTAAAAAAGCTATATGGTATCTTCGTATGTCTATAGGAGATGATCCACGTGAGTAAAGGCAGTAAACAGCGTCCTACAAATAAAACTAAATTTAACGATAATTGGGAGAAAATCTTTGGCAAGACGGCTAAAAAAGAAAGACCACGAGAACTTATCCGACACAAATATACGGAAAGTTATAGAGCTTCTGAATGGTCAGGCCCCTATTTCGAAAAAAGAAGCGTGTTCGATTCTGAATATTGCATACAATACAACGCGCCTACAGAGAATCATAGATGACTTTGAAGAGACGCAAGCGTATCGTAGCAAAAGAAAGTTACAAAACAAAGGAAAAGCAGCAACAAAAGACGAAGTGGCAGATGCGGTTACTAGATTCTTATCTGGCGAGCCAATCTCAGAGATTGCTAGCGGATTATATCGTTCCTCAGGGTTTGTCAAAGCAATCATTGAGCGAGTCGGAGTCCCACAAAAACAAGAAGGAGTCTACGACTACTTGCCAGAGGAGTGCGTTGCTGAAGATTTTGCTATCGGAGAGATAGTCTGGTCGGCCAGATACCATGGCCCTGCCATAATTCGGGCAGAGCTATCAGTAGACTACCAAGCAGAAAGACCTGGGTATCGAGATGTAAACTATGAAAAGAAGTACGGCACCAAGGCATACAATATTTGGGTAATCGAAAAAATCGACGACGATTATAGTGAGCGTTGGACTACATCTACAGGCGGAGGCTTTGCTGCTACTCAGTTGGCCTATGATTTAGGAAAGCTGTCACACCTCAAAGAACACGGAGTTGATTTATCACGTATCTAAAAAAAGTTCTTGACTTTTATCTCTCATACAAGTATAATACATAGTATTAAAGATGAGGGAACCAATGGGCGACCGATTTTATTTATCACAACTAGCGGCTTTGGGCAACTGTCCCGGGGCTACCATATCACAACAAAGAAGGAAACGTAAAATGGCGTGGACCGACGAAAAGAAGGCAGAAGTAATCGAAGCATATGAGTCTGCCAACCCTACTCCAGAAACCTCAATGGAGATCGTCAAAGATATTGCAGACGAGTTTGAAGAGTCACCTAATGGTGTTCGAATGGTACTTACAAAGGCGGGTGTCTATGTAAAGAAATCCCCAGCTTCTGGTGGCAGCAAGACTGGCGCGAGTGGTGGTAGTGGCGGGGGCCGTGTATCAAAAGCCGCCGCTATTGAAGCCCTCAGTGCCGCAATTAGCGATGCCGGTCAAGAAGTTGACGAAGAAATCGTTAGTAAGCTGACTGGTAAAGCTGCTAATTATTTTGCAGGCATTATCTCAGCAGTAAACTCTTAAGTTAATTTACTATAAGCCACTCTCTTTCGGGAGAGTGGTTTCTTGCTATCTAAAGAAATGACCTTTGAGTTCGGCAAAGTAAAAAATTTTACTGACCTGCTACCAAAGGAGTATTTGTGAAAAAAGAAGAATTAGCAGACCTTGTAAATGACTACGGTGATGCCGTAATTACCTATAGAAGTGAAAACAGTAATAAGTTGAAATACAATGTATGTACGTTGGACTTCAGCACGCCTTATATTCAGGGTAAAAAGAACAGGGCTAAAGAAAGCACTGAAACATTATTATTGTTTTGCTGGGACACTGATTCATTTAGGTTGTTGAAACCGCATAATGTAACTAGTGTAGTACCTCTAGCTTCCATACTTAAAAACGGGAGGTAGCATGGAACTCTACCAAGCCCCTCACGAGTATGAAAGAATCATTCACTATGATGAAGAAAAGGAAACACAAGTAAGATTAACTGTAAGTACTTTCAGAGGTATCGAGTACGTTCATTTGCGTAAATATTTTTTAAGCTTTGACGAAGAGTGGTGCCCCACTCCAGACGGCATAGCTTTTCCCTTAGACTTTAACAATAGTCGTGAGCTTTTCTCAGGATTAGTGGAGATACTAAGCCTAGCGGAAAGTAAAGAGATTATTGAAGAGCATTTTTCTGATCTTATCCAGGACTTATACGCAAAATAGTTCTTGACTTTCATTCCTTTTTTCAGTATAATATATGTTCTGAGTGAGGATAGTAAATGAAAGATTTTATTGAGAAAGCAAGTGCCTGTTATTACTCTGGCGCTCCGATTATTTCGGACGAGGAGTTTGATGCTCTTGTAAAAAAGTACAACTACGATCAAGTGGGCTATCAGGTGACTGATGGAGTACCCCACCTATATCGTATGTACTCCCTTCAAAAAGTTTTTAGTTTAGATGATATTCCTACGCCTAACTCAAAGTACATTCGTACTCCAAAGTTAGACGGCGCTGCTGTGTCTTTACTTTATGTAAATGGACACTTTGCACTTGGATTGACGCGAGGTGACGGGAATCTTGGCCGAGATGTTACCACCAAACTAGAAGAGCTTGTACCTGCCACTGTACCGTTCAGCGGAGAGTTGCAGATTACTGGTGAAGTAGTTTGTCCCTCGTCTGTCACCAATGCGCGTAATGTTGCGGCGGGATCGTTAAACCTCAAAGACCTTCAAGAGTTTCGGGCAAGAGCCCAAGACTTGGTTTTTGTTGCTTACGATATGCAGTTTAAGACTGACTATACTTATTACGCATCTGCAATGGACGCATTGGCTCATGAAGGATTTAATGTTGTTACGACCTTCGACCACTCCAACTATCCAACAGATGGTTGGGTGTACCGTCTTAACAATCAAAAAGCCTTTAAAAAAATGGGATATACAGCTCACCACCCTCGCGGTGCTTTCGCTCTCAAAGAGCAGAAAGAGGGTGTATATACAGAATTACTCGATGTTGTGTGGCAAGTTGGCAAGTCGGGCACAGTCAGCCCAGTTGCTATTCTAAGTCCGGTCGAAGTGGAGGGTGCTACTGTGAGCAGAGCAACCCTGCACAATATCGAGTACATTCGCAGCCTGGAACTAGAGATAGGTTGCACAGTAGAAGTTATAAGAAGTGGCGATATTATTCCGCGAATCGTTCGCAGAGTAGACCTGCCAAAAAATAGTTCTTGACTTTTACCTCAGTTTTTCGTATAATATATTCTACATTTTCGGAGAAGTCTAAATGCTAAGAGAGATCGTACCACCAACGGAATGTCCGTCATGTTGTGGTGAGCTTACTTTTGTCCGCGATATTCTATACTGTCACAATAACAGTTGTGCGGCACAAAAAGCTAAAAAGATTGAGCATTTTGCAAAGACTCTGAAGATTAAGGGTCTCGGCCCTGCTACCATCGAGAAGTTAGAGATTGAAGATTTTGATGAGATTTACAGATTTAGCGATGTCGAGCTATGTCACCTACTAGGTGATAAGCTGGGTACAAAGTTGTATAGTGAAATCTGGAACTCTGCTTCAGCTCCTCTCGATATGGTACTACCTGCTTTTGGTATTCCTTTAATCGGAAAAACGGCAACGAAGAAGCTGTCTGATACTGTTACGTCTATTACTGAAATTACACCAGACACTTGTGAGCGTGCCGGATTAGGACCTAAAGCAACACAGAATCTATGCGACTGGTTGGATAGTGAGTTTTATTGTTTCTATGACGGCGCTCTGCCGTTTGAGCTAAAGTTTGCGTCCCGGGCTTCAGTACCCGTTCAACAGTCGGATGACGTTGTTTGCATTAGTGGTAAGTTAAAGAGTTTTAAAACTAAAGCTGAAGCAACAGAGCGTCTTGAGATTCTTGGTTACAAAGTAAAAACGAGTCTAACCAAGGATGTTACGATTCTTGTGAATGAAAGTGGTATTGAATCAGCTAAAACTAAACAGGCCAGAGAATCTGGCATTGAAATTGTCACGGATTTACAATCCTATTTGGAGAAAATATATGGCACTTCCTAAGTGGACCGATGAGCGCACTGAGGCGCTTACTAATTTCGTGGGTTCTGAGAGCCCCGTATCTCAAGCTACTGTTGCGGAAGCAGCAGAAGAGCTTGACACATCTGCTCGTTCCGTCTCTAGCAAACTGCGAAAGATGGGTTTTGAAGTAGAACTGGCTTCTGCTGCAGCAGGCAAGTCTTTTTCTGAAGACCAAGAAGCCACCCTTGCTGCCTTTGTTACTGACAACTCTGGTGAGTATACTTATGCTCAAATTGCAGAGCACTTCGAAGGCGGTGCATTCTCACCCAAGTCTATTCAGGGCAAGATCCTGAGCATGGAGCTGACTGACCATGTCAAGCCTGCTCCCAAGGTTGAGAGTGTTCGTACCTACACTCCTGAAGAAGAGTCTACCTTCATTCAGATGGTTAACGACGGCGCGTTCGTTGAAGCTATCGCTGAAGCTCTTGGACGTTCAGTGAACAGCATTCGTGGTAAAGCTCTGAGCCTTTTGCGCTCTGGCGATATCGCTGCTATTCCTCGTCAAGAGACTACTAAGGGCCCAGCTAATGCTGACCCTCTTGCTGATGTAGATGTTGCTTCTATGACTGTAGAAGCTATCGCTGAAGCTATTGGTAAGACTGCTCGTGGAGTTAAGACTATGTTGACTCGTCGTGGCTTGACTGCCGCTGACTATGACGGTGCTGCTAAGGCTGCTAAGTCACAGTAAAATTTAGTTGTAGGCGGCTGGCTCTTTCGGGGGCCGGCCTTTTTATGTTCGGGGGAACAGGTTGAATATCTCTAGTGCTTTAATTAAGCAGTGTATTGCTGTGGGAGACTTTGAAACGTGGAGCTATCTGCGTAAAGAGTACCTTCCCGTAGAGTATCATCTGCTGTTTGAGGCTATTGATAAACATTGTGAAAGTCACCACCAGTTCCCTTCATTTGATGATCTCAAGTTAAGTATACGACACCCTGCTACTAAAGACAAGGTGTTCGCAGTTGAGTCTATTGATGTAGACATTGACCCTGCAACTTTGCTTGAGTATTTAAAAAATGAATATGCCCAGAAAGAGATCCTTAATTCTCTGGATAGGTATATCGACAACTCTGTGTTGTTTGCAAGTGCCGATGAATCGGTACAAGAGCTACATCAGATAGTTCTTGATATTGAGGAGAAAGTTGACCTTGAGTTACCACAAGAAAGTATGCAGCGCATACACTTGATGGAACCCGAGGAAGAGCTTGCCAAGCATATTGGTCTTGGTTTGAACTCTATTTACGATGAGGCCATTACGTTTAGTCCTCGAGATTTAATTCTTGTGGGCGGACGGCGAGGCTCAGGTAAGTCTATTACCTGTGCGAATGTTGCAAACAACATATTTCAATCTGGTAAGTCAGCTATCTATTTTACTATTGAAATGGATAGTAGGGCGATACTGCAACGGTGTTGTTCTATCGCAACTGGAGTTCCCTTCTCACGGATTCGCAACGGAAACCTAACTAATATTGAGTGGGAAAAAGTAGCCTGGTGGCAGGCAAGTCGTTTTGTCAATGGGCAGGAGCGACTTTTAGAATACAAGAAGAGCGAGCAACGAGACTATAACGAATTTCATCGTAAATTAACTACACAGCATGAGCTTCTCCCGACTCAGCAGTTGGATGTTATTTACGATCCTAGCCTGACTATTGCTAAAATACGTGCAGAGTTAGATAAGAAAGTCGACAGGATCGGTGCTGCAGTGATAATTGTAGACTACATAAACCAGGTTAAACGCTCGAATACCCCTTCAAGAGGAGGCCAGTACGACTGGACAGAACAGATTGAAGTTAGTAAAGCGTTGAAATCCATGGCTCAAGAGTATGAGTGCGCAGTCTTTTCTCCGTATCAAACTGATGCTACGGGAGAGGCTAGATTTGCTAAAGGCATCCTTGATGCGGCAGATGCCGCGTATGCTCTTGAAACATGGGATCAAGAAGATCAGTGTATCTCTTTTAATTGTGTGAAGATGCGCTCAGCTAGTATGCAGAGCTTTTCCTCGACCATGGATTGGGAGACTTTGAAAATAGGGCCGGAAACTGCCCTGACTCCCAAAGAACGTGACGAGTCTTCACACAAATCGGATGAAGAAATTCACGACCTCTGATAAAAATAATGCTTGACACTCCCGTCGATTTGGTGTATAATATATGCTTAATCACGGGAGTTTTTTATTTATGGGAATGATTTATGGATCTTTACGCTACACTACCACCGGAAGAAAGAAAAAAAGTTTTGGCAGAAAAGCTAAGACTGTCGCGAGAGGGAATCTACATGCACCTCAGCGAAATAGTTGCCGCAGGAGTACCCCTGAGTACCCCTCGTGTCCCGATACAGTTGGAGTTGCCGCTAGAGTGGAATCGCCACGTTACACCGGAACCCTTGTTAAGGGTATCGGAACCATGCATAAAAGCAACGCCATACCTATTATAGATGAACAACAGATGAAAGATATTGCGAGAATGAGAAGATGACTTTATCAGTAAGAGTAGAAGCAAAAGTTGGGCCCTATTTCGATATACTAGAAGCCTCGCTAGCAGAAGGCAATGAGAGCTTGGCATCCCAGATGCTGGAAAAGATTGCTCCATACTTTCACCTACTAGACGATGAGCACAAAGACTACTACCATGGAGCACAGTATGCGCTTGAAGAAGATATGGTAGACTGTTTCTCTGAAGATTATGATGAGCCCTCTGAAATTGACGAGTGGTACAGCTATGATCCGGACTGCTAATGAATGTAGAAGACTTGTTAAAATCGAAAGGTATATATTATATACCCCGGGGTAAAGATTTTGAGGTAAGTTGCCTCAATCCTGAGCACCCAGATAAAAATCCAAGTATGAGAATAGACCAAGTAACTGGTATATTCAATTGTTTTTCTTGCGAGTACAAAGGTAACTTATTTACTCATTTTGGTCAAAAAGCTGATCGAATGGAGATTAAGAGGCAGTTACTCAAAAAGAAAATACAACAAGTCAGAGAAGAGTCTGTAGGCGTTGATATGCCTAGAGATGCTGCTCCATATATTGGAGGTTGGAGAAGTATTCGTCCAGAGACGTACAAAAAGTTTGAAGCGTTTCTTAGCCCTTCAAAAGAGTTTAGCGGTAGAATTTGTTTTCCAATTCGAGATCGCACTGGTAAGATAGTCGCAATTCAAGCAAGAACCCAGACAAATCAAATGCCAAAGTATTACAATGCTCCTGCAGGTGCAAAGATGCCTTTGTTCCCTACAGTTGAGCCGATTCAAGGCAGTGTCCTGCTTGTAGAAGGTATATTTGATGTACTAAATCTACATGATAAAGGATTAACAAATGCAATTTGTTGCTTTGGAGTAAAAAACTTTAATGAACAAAAGCTAGAAGTTTTAGCTATTCAAGGAGTAACTAATATAGATATTTTCTTGGATAATGATGAAGCGGGCCAAAAGGGTGCCCAAACAGTAAAAGAGCTATGTGAGAAATTTGGTCTCAACTCTCGTATCATTAGCATTGGAGATAAGTATATGGATGCGGGAGCTCTGGCTCAACAACAAGTAGACAAGCTACGGAGTAAGTTATATGCCTAAGGTTGCATTAGTAGAAACCAAACCAAGTAAAACAAATTTTAATCGAGAGTTCGATGGAGCTTTTGAATTTGACCAGTTTCAGTTATGTTCTGATCCAAGTATTAAAAAAGTATTAAAGCGAGACTGTGACATTGATATGAACCCTGACGAGTATGACTGGGTTGTCCTAGTAGGATCAGATGCATTAAAATATTTTACAAAAATTAATTCAGTAACAGAATATTCTGGTAAGAAAGTAGAGGGTAAATTCTTGCCAGTTATCAACCCAGCTATGCTTGCATTCAAGCCAGAAGCAAAAAGAACTTGGGAAGATTCTAAAGAGAATATCAAAAAGTATATCTCTGGCGAGATTGAAGATGTAACAATTGACGATCAGATTGCTTTTGGTATTCAAGATACGGAGAAAGCAAATGAATTTATTCAGGCTGCCATTAAAGATCCACACGGATATGTGGCTCTCGATTCTGAGACAACTGGGCTTTATCCTAGAGATGGTTATATGCTGGGTATTAGTCTTAGTTATAATGGTGAGTGTGGGGCTTATATTGATACCGACTGCTTTGATGATCGCACTGAGCAGCTTTTACAACAGTTATTTGACAAAAAAATCGTAGTATTCCATAACGCTAAGTTCGATATGGCGTTCTTTGAGTATCACTTCAACTTTAAGTTTCCTCAGTTCGAAGATACTATGCTACTACACTATTTAATTGATGAAAATCCTGGGGGACATGGACTTAAGCCTTTATCTTTGAAGTATACTCCTTATGGCGACTATGAAAAACCAATGTATGACTGGATAGAACAATACCGAAAAGAACATGGAGTATTAAAAGGAGATTTTCAGTGGTCTTCAATTCCTTTTGATATTATGAAAACCTATGCTGCTATGGATGCAGTGTGTACTTTTTTACTTTACGAAAAATTTATCAAGATTAAACAAAATACAAAACTAAAGTACGTATATGATAATATCTTAATCCCAGGCACTAGATTCCTTACAGACATACAAGATAATGGAGTTCCTTTCGACAAGAAAAGACTTTACGTTGCACAAGACGCAATGCAAACTGATATTGATGATGCAATCTCAACTCTATATGAGAACGATAAAATCAGGAGGTTTGAAGAAATAAATGGAAAACCCTTTAATCCTAATAGCACTGTGCAGTTGCGTAGTCTTTTATTTGACCATCTTGGTCTCACGCCGACTGGAAAGAAAACTGGAACGGGCGCAGAGTCTACTGATGCGGAAGTGCTCAAGGAACTCTCAACTCAATCGGATGTACCGCAACTCATCTTGGATATACGACAAAAATCTAAAATCAAAAATACTTATCTTGATAAGATCATACCACAGCTCGATCGAGATTCTCGCCTTCGTACAGGCTTCAATCTTCATAGTACTACTAGTGGTCGGCTGTCTAGCTCTGGCAAACTCAATATGCAGCAGCTTCCCAGAGATAATCCCACTGTTAAGGGGTGCATAAAAGCAGCTCCGGGCAATAAAATTGTTGCAATGGATTTGACTACAGCAGAAGTATACGTGGCCGCAGTGCTAGCAAAGGACGAAGCTCTTATGGATGTATTCCGTAGCGGCGGAAACTTTCACAGTACAATTGCTCACAAAGTATTCCGACTACCTTGTGAAGTCGAAGAAGTAGCAGAGCTATATGCAGACCGTAGGCAGGCTGCAAAAGCTGTGACATTTGGCATTATGTATGGTGCTGGACCTGCAAAGATCAGCGAGCAGGTTACAAAAGATAGTGGAAAGTATTTTTCCAGAAACGAAGCGCAAGAAGTAATTAATGACTATTTTGAAGCGTTTCATAACTTAAAATCTTGGATTGAAGACAGACAGAAGTTTATCGAGCAGAATGGATTCGTATATAGCTTCTTTGGTAGAAAAAGGAGATTACCAAATGTTGAAAGTTCCGATAAAGGCATCAAGTCTCATAGCATTCGGTCTGGCCTTAATTTTCTGGTACAGTCTGCTGCTTCTGATATTAACTTATTAGGGGCTATTGATATGGGAGACTTTATTAAAGCTGCTAAAATGGAGTCTCGTATTTTTGCACTTGTACACGATTCTATTCTTGCAGAAGTGCCAGAGTATGAAGTAGATCTTTATTGTGAAACGCTACAAAAGCTTGTTCAAAAAGATAGAGGAATTTATATTCCAGGTGCTCCAATTGGTTGTGACTTTGATATTGGAGAAGACTATTCAATGGGTAAATTTACGAAATTATATGGTAATACAATATAAGAGTATTAATAAAATTAAGTTCCCAGTATACGAACTACCTAATGGAAACTGGGAACGACTAGATGGTTTATTATTTCTAGACGGGCAAGTAGTAGATGATACTAATCAACGTGGGGATACTTTGGGCACAAGACGCCTTCAAACTCCCCACAAAAACTTAATGCCTTTAAAGACTCAAATAGACACATTCAGAGGTATACTAAAAAGTAATCATAAGTATTTTATAGATACTAATGGCTTTGCGTTTATTTATGAAAAAACTGAGTTTTGCAAGCTAAAGTATTATAGAATACGAGATGTTGTGCCAAGGGGAGCCTGCTCTATATTAAAGTTAGAAGGAGTAAAAAATTCTTTTACAATACCACGGCCTCCTCCTCTTGACGTTTTGTACGCAGGAGTTATTCATTGGAATGGGTTGCCTTGGGTGCTCTATGACTACGCGGAAGAAAAGCAACGAAACACACGAAGAAAGGTTTAAGATGGAAGTAAATCAAAATTTTCCAAATCAATATATGGGTAAAGAAGATTTGTCTGGGGAAATATGGAAGCCTGTTATTTA